TCAAAGATGGGTCATCGTATTCGCCATAGTTGTAGCTGACGTTCTGCCAATCTTGAACTTCTTCGCCAGTGTCAGAGTATCCGCCGTCCTCAAAACGAGGAACTCCGCCTTTTTTCATCATAGTAATCAAGCCCCCTTTTGCGCCATAGTCAATGTCGCTATAGTCAGTGTCATCGTAGGCGTAAACAGCATCGTCGGTGTAGTCCGATGAATCGTTGTAGATGTCGTAATTTGTATCGTCTCCAGCAAGAACTGTGTCGTCAAGTGAAGACCAATAGTCGTCGTAATTGAAATCAGTGTTCCACTCACCGTTGTCAGCCATTGTCCATACAGCGCCAGTGTCTGGGTCTGTATAGGTGTTGTCGGCATAAGCAGTGTCGTCTGTATAGGTGTCTGTATATTCAGAACCGTCAGCGTAGTATGCCAAGTCATACCCACCATCAGCATTCATGGTGTAGTAGTTGCCTTCATCGTCTTGATAGTACGTTGCGTCCGCAACAGTGGTGTCGTCACCAACAACGGTCTCATCTACATTTTCGGCAACGGTAGTGTCGCCAGTAACGCTACCAAGACCACGAGTTCCGCCACCAGTAGTTACTTCAGAGTCATCACCCCCACTAGCAACGGTGGTGTCGGTGGAGCCACCCGCAACAGTAATATTCCCGTCAGCGTCAGTGGTGTACAGAACAGAGTCATTCTCCATGCTGTAGGTTGTGTTGCCGATGGTGTACGTCCCATCCCCGTTGTCCGTCATAACATCAACGCCGCCTTCCGCGTTTTCGCGGTACAGGGGCATATTTGTTTCCATGTCAAAAGTTGTGCCATTGACGGTGTAGGTTCCATCACCGTTATCAATAGAGCCTTCAGGCAAGCCCAGTGACTCATCAGCAGGCGTGCCTTTATAAATATCAGTTGCTGAAGGCAAAGTGCTTGACCCGCCAACAGGAGGTTTGACCACGCTGGTTGGTGGCTTTGTTCCGCCAGCAGGTGGCTTGGCAGTTGAGCCAGCGGGTGACTTTGGCGTTACAGGAGCCTTTGGGACGGTAGAGCCAGCAGGGGGTTTTACTGTAGAGCCAGCAGGAGGCTTGACAGTGCCGCCAGCAGGTTGTTTTGTGCCGCCAGAGACAACAGGCTTGCCCGTAATCTTGTCAATAATTAACTTTGTCCCAGCACCAAGCGCCGCGCCCGTGAGCGCGTTTACCACCTTGTTGGTGGTGGTGTTTGTGTTTGTTTTTGTTGGCGTGACAGTCGGTTTTTTTACAACAGACGTAGGTGTTGTTTTTGTTGTTGGTGTAGTTGTGGTTTTTGTCGTGACTGCTGGTTTTGTGGTGACAGCAGGCTTGGTTGTCGTTGTTGGCTTAGTTGTGGTTGTCGGTTTAGTTGTAACCGCAGGTTTAGTCGCAACCGTCGGCTTTGTGGTCAACGGTTTTGTAGTTGTGGCTGGTTTGGTCGTAACCGCAGGTTTTGTAATTGCAGGCTTAGTCGTAGACGTCAGCGTTGGTTTTGTAATTGGCGATAAAGATGGCGACGTAATTGTTGAAGTTACAGGACGATTTGCTGGTGCGCCATTTCCAGACGTAGAAATAGAGGGGCGTGAGCCAGAGCCATCAGAAGTAATAGAGCCAGAGGTGCGACCAGTCAATGAAGGTCGGTCATTGAATTCTCGAATGACGCTGTCCAGCGGGGCGCGTTCAAGACCTCTCGCCTCTGGGAGTTGCTTGCTTGATGTGCGTTTTTTTAGAATAGCCATGTCTTATCCTGTCTTTTTCACCAATGAGGTCAAGCCTGCAATGTTGCTTACAGGGCTTAGGTTTGCGGTGCTTGCCAAAGTTTTGGGTGGGGCAACTGTTGTTGGCTTCTTAACTGGAACCGCTTTTTGAAGTGGTATCAACTTAGACACATCCATTTTTGCGGGAGGGGCAGACATCTTTGGTCTAGCACTTACCGTTTGCAAAGCGCCAGCGGGTTTAGCTGTTGTTGGACGCTTCTTCTGAGTCAAAGAAGACTTGAGCAAATTGCCCACAGTAGCGACTACAGGCTTTGTGAGGTCTGTAGGCTTGATGCCCATAGACGAAGCCATCTTGTCCTGCGGTGCTGTTGAAACAGCGTTTAGACCGCCTATAGGTTGCTCTGCTGTTGCGTCTGTTGCCAGTGTGTTAGTGAGCAAATTTTCAGAGATTGGAGCCTCTGAAACAACGGCTGTGGCTTGTTGAGTAGTATCCGTTGCAGGTTGCAACACATCTGAGACAGACGCCAGAGCGCCAGTTGGCAAGTTATTAGCAACTTCAACCGTCTCTGTTTCCTCTGGCAGATTCTCTGCAATATCTATAACGTCATCGGAAACCTTCACTGAGGTGTCACCCAACACTTCATCGTCAGAAGTTGCGCCTACTGTTGAAATTAAATCTTGGAAGTTAGACGTCGTCTCTCCAGTGGGCGCTTGCGCAACTATTGTGTCTGCGGTTGTGCCTGTTGTATTGGCTGTGGTATCAGCCAACACGGCGTCATCTGATACAGCATTACTAACAGTTGCACCTGTGCTTGTGGTGTTAGATAAAACGTCAGCGGTGTCAAATGTGCTGGTAGAAGCCGTGTTGTCAACGCCTATGTCAGACACTTTAACTTCATTTACAAGGTTGTTAGGGATGCCTGCGCCAGTAATGGTAGTGTCAACCGTTTCACCGTCGTCGCTTGATTCGTTCCATCCAGTAGCGGCGGTATTGAATTGTTGGTCAATCGTAGTGTTAAGTGTGCGAGTCCCAGCATCAACACCAGAGACAATTGCACTATTGGTAAATGACGTGACAAAGTCACCCTGACCAGTTATTTCAGAAGTTACGCCAGCAGAAACCGCTTTTACACCAGCGTTAAAGACAGAAGTTGCTTGGTTTAAATCCAAACCGCTATCCATTGCTAAGTTAACAATGTCTGGCTGAACATAACTTGCAACTTCGCTTACTCCGCCAGCAACCAGTCCGCCAGTGAAGCCACCAGCAAAACCATCCTCAAAACTACCACCTTTAATTTCAGCAATGGTTCCGTTGACTAAACCTTTGGTAATTGAGTCGCTGGCAACTTGAGCAAATGTTTCGTTTACTCCTGCCTCAATAAATGTTGAGGACACAGTAGAAGAAATAGAGTTAGTAATACTAGCGCCAGCCGAAGAGCCAAGATACGAAGTACCCATTGATAGGGCAATATCGCCTAAGTCACCACCACGCGCCCCAGTAATAATGCCTGACGTGACATAAGGAGGGATGCCTACAAAGGTTCCAGCAATAGAAAGCAGAACAGGAAGCGGGTCGTCAAGGACTGCTTGAACAACGTCGCCAACTTTTTCAACAGCTTCGCCAACAAAGTCAACAACGTCCTCGACAACGTCACCAACAGCCTCAAATACATCGCCGATTGCGTCACCAATTGCTTCTACAACTGCGCTCATGTTTATTCCCTTTCAGCCCGCTTTGGCCCTAACTTCACCGTCACGCGGAAGCCTGTTTTGGTTCGCTCTGCGCGATACCCCATACCTTCCTGCGGAGGGTTGCGAGAAATCGCTTTGAAAATATTGAAAATTGTCGGGTCTTCAAACTCGCTGACAAGAACGTCAAATCCCAATTTGTATGCGCCTTGGATGAAAGAGTAAGAATTCTCTAAGTAATTGCGGGCGGTGTCGGCATTTAATGCGCGGAAGACGCCAGTGCGACCGTCTCCGACATGGATAATAAAAAGAGTGTTGCCTTCGCGAAAGACGGATGTGCCAAGCACATTCATCTCTTTGACCATTGCCGCGTAAATTGAAGATGCTGGATGCGGTGACTTAGTCTCTTGAGCCGCAATCATCAAAATTGCTTCTACGCTCAATTCCTTTTTTTTGCTGTCGACTAGCATCACATCCCCTTAAAAATTGCGGCGGAATAGATGTTTCCCATTCCTGCCGCCAAACTCATTATCAAGCCATCAGGCGGAGTTGTCGATTCCGAAAGGAATACCGAATCGCTTTCCGTTCGGTTTTCAATCGCAGGGACAAATCCAGCTTTGATGTCTTGCAGTAAAAGTAGCGTTTCAAGTAATCCACTGCTACCCATCGTATGACCAATTTTTTGCTTATACGATGTCGCAATGAAATCTTGTAGCGTTTGGGTCAAGGCGTTCTTTTCAGCCTTGTTGTTGGACGCCGTTCCAGTTCCGTGGGTTTTGACTATTTTAATCTCATCAGGGGAAATATTGCCATAGCGCATTGCGCCAGCCATAGCCTTAATAAACCCCTCGCCGTCCTCACACTGCCCAATTGCGTTCGTTGAGCGCTCTGAGGCGCTATACGCCGACACCAGACGCGCATGGGGCTTGATTTGTTGCTGGGTAACGGCGTCGCGGGACTCGAATACCGCCAAAGCCGCTCCCTGACCAATCCGAAACCCAAAGTTGGTCGAATCAAAAGCGGATGGCTTTATGCCTTCCTCTTCCTGCTTTTCGGTCAATACAGCCTTGGAATCCCCAAAGAACTCCAAAACAGCGTTGGACACGCCATCCTCGACTGTCAACACAATCACACGGTCAAAGTTGTAAAACTGGATGAGATTTTGGACATCCATCATCACCTTGAGGCTAGAAGCGCAGGCGCTGGCATCGGTGGTGACCATATCCATATCGCCAAAGGATTGAGCGATACGACCCGCATAGACTTGCGTCAACGTGAATGGCAGGAACTTGTAGGTGTAAGTCAGGCGGGAGTTGTACTCCCTCTGACCGATGCCAGCAAAGTGTGCGTTGCCACCCGCAAGAATGAATGCGGTCTTGCCTACAGGATTCTCCCGTAGTTGGGTCAGCAACTCAGGGTCAAGCACCTTCTCCGCCAGCTTGTGGGGGACATATACCAGACCAGATTTTGTTCGGTTATAGGTGTCTGGGAACCAGTTCACCTTTTGGGGGTAGATGATGTCGTCAAAGAGTTCGACGTCTTGCGTGCAAGCGGTGCGGTAGTGCGTTAGATAAATCATTTGCACACCTCGACAACTTCTTCCATAGAGGCTGGCTCTTTGGTTTTATGAGCCATCACAAGGTCATGGAGTTCCTGAACGGACTTGGGCGTCCACTCCTTGCTGATTGCGTCATCAATGCCATAGAGTTCGTCAAAGTACATCAGCATGACCAGCCCGTCTAGGCTGTCCAATCCGATTTCCTGAAAGACGTCTTCCATCGATTCTGCAATGGATGTTTTGGCGTGGGCGGGACGAGCCACCTTTGCCACATAGTTAAAAATCTCAATGAAGTTCATGTTGCCGTTTCCTGTGTTGATTCGTTGACTGCTCCGACCAGTGCCTGCGCCCAGTCCTGCCAGTTCTCGTAGATGTACGGGCCGGGTATGCCCTCGTTCACAAAGATGTCGATGGCTTTTAACCCAGCCGCCCACTCTTTCCACCCCTCTTCGGGGGTATTTTGTGATAGCTGTTGCGCCGCATACGCCTCGCACATCAAACTCGACCAAGAGTCCCATGTGTGATACCGAGGGTCATATACAAGCGGAAGCGCCATATTAGTTTCCGAATGGTCTGACGTCGCCAAGCGTTACGCTCAACAACACTTTGCCCATTTGGTAATTTCCACCGCTCACGTTACTTCTAAAACGCAAACGGATTTCGCGCCGTTGCTGACGCATATCAATCTTGCCTGTGCTTGGGTCAAACGGATACTCTTCCGAGGGTACGTCTGAAGACTGAGCATAGGGTCGACCTGTGACCTGCAAGGTCATCTCCCCCTCTTGGACAAAGTCAGGCTCGACGCGCTCCAAGTTGACCCAGAAGTTCTCGCCTACGGGCGCGGTCTGGGCAGGCCCACCAGCCACAAAGCCTAAGTCACTGGTTTGGAAGAAACTGTCAATGGCGTTAGAAGAATTAAAAATAACCTCATCAGTGCCAGTTTCATGTTGCCACAAAGTAATTCTATTTGCGGTTGTATTGAACGTCACAGGAACGGTTGCAGACGCTGTTGCAGGCTTATTTAGCGTGACGGTAAAGAAGTTAGGGGTTGCGCTTGGTGCAATTGCAATTACAAGGGAAATGTTGGTGATGCCTGCGCCAATGACTTGCTGACCTATTGCTACCAAGTTTGTGCTTGGAATTTCAATGTTAGCGCTTGCATTTACAGTGGTTGCATTTGTTGAAAAAACTTCAGTCAACTCACTCAAAGTTGCCCCTGCATTGATGGGGTATGGAAACACTGTTGAGAAAAACCCTGCCGTTCTATATGCCCCCAAAGCGCCACCAGCGTCATACCAACAATCTTCGCGAATGTTGTAGATGATGCAGTCGTTGCACTCTTCACTGTCGCCCGATGGAAAGAACCACCAGATTTCGCCAAAGCGAGGAACCTTGTTGGCGTACACCTTTTGGCGCTGATTGTAGTTCAGGTTGTCAAAAAAGTAATTCTGGTTGAACGTGTTCTTGATTTCCTTGACCACACCGTTGTACAGCAAGAAGCGGTCAACGCCAATCCAATAGTAAATGCCGTCGTACTCAATGACGCACTGACTTGACATGATGGAAGACTGGCTAGAAATGATGTCATAACGCCAATAGAACGTCTGTGGAGAGCCTGCAACCGTCACCGTGGTAGGTGTGTAGCTAACTCGAATTAAAGAGTCCAGCGACCAAAACAAACCAGAAGGAGCGTTTGAGCCGCCTCGCACTGGCAGACCTTTGACAATCTTGGTGGAGGCTACGTTGGTCTCGTTGGCGTCCGCGCCGTTCCAATCAAATGGATTTCCAGCAACGCAATTCTTGATGAGTCCGTTATCTCCATACACAAAGACGTAGGGGTGCAAAACTACCACGCCACCAGCGACTTCAATGATGTCGCCTGTAGGGGTTGCTCCAGACGTGTCCCTTAACGGAGACATGGTAGTGCCAGCAATGTTTCCAGCCAAAACAGGGGTGTTGACCGTCTGGTCAATTTGCGCCAAGTTTTGACCGGGGTGCGCCAACAACAACTGATTGCCAGAACCTTGAGAGTCAAACGTAGCATCAAATTGCCACAAATTCAAATCACTTTCCGCAAACCCATCGTTAATTGTTGCAACTTTAATTGAAAAGCCACTACCTGTTCCGCCAATACTCGCGGCGGTTGCACTCAAAGTGTCGCCAACGGCGTACCCGTTACCAGCCGCCGTCAGCGTCACTGTAGTCACCACCGTACCAGCCACCACAATTGTTGCTTTTGCGCCAGAGCCAGAACCACCAGTCAAGGTCACATTGGTGTATGTCCCGTTGGTGTATGTAGTTCCGCCAACAAGCGTGTTGAGCGTCAAAATTAGACCAGTAAAGGTAAATTGTGATACACCAGAACCGATGCCTGAGTTGTCAATGTTGACAACCTCAATCCCGTTGTTGTAACCGTTAAAAACCTGATTGTTTCCGTCTGTAGAGTTGACGTAAATACCGCGTGAGTATCCATTTGCATCACTGGTGATGGCGCGGTATCCGCCAATCTTACGGGGACGCCCACGTTGAAAACGCACCCAAAGTGCGTCCGTGTAAAAGTTCATATCGAAAATTGTGCCGTCCCGCTGGACGCCGGGCAACGTGTCGATAGTAAAAACTTTTTTGGTCATGTAAATGTCCCGCCAGCAATACCCGAAGTAAAGGTTCCAGTTGTCCCAGAAACAGAACCAACAATTGCCAAACCAGATGCGGATAGCGTAGAGCGCAACACGCCAAGAATTGCATGGTTAAATTCACCAGACGCGGCGCGGTAAATACCCGTAGTCGGCTCAGAAGCAAAGTTTAATGATGGGTTAGAAACCGTACCGTTAAGCAAACTGATAGCTGACGAACCCGCCAAAACGGTGTTGGCGTTCACCAAGTTAACAGAGTCGCAAATTAGTGTGGCTTGGTTACCCGCGGCAATCGTCGCCGTTGATGCACCGCCCACGCCTGTACTAATTGTTAAGGTAAACCCACCAGCACTCGTTGCGTTTTGAACGTAATAAACCTGTACCGTTGGCGGAACAATAATGGTTACGTTACCAGTTAGAGTGCCTGTGTACTTCTGAATGACGTTTGACGCCTCCGCCGCGGTCAACGTATATGTACCAGTTGTCACCGCTTTCGTTAGTTGGGTAAAAGCAAATTGAGTGTTCTTGCCCAAACCAACCGTGTAGAAGGTAGAACCACTGCACACAATGATTGCAGAGTCAGACGGTTGGAAAATCAGAGAACCAGAACCGTTGATGGTGTTTCCACCAGTTCCAGACACAGTCAATGCGCCAGTTCCACCGTTTCGCAAGAACATAAACCAGTTGTCGCCAAGTGTGGCGGCAGAATCCAGCGTCAAGGTTCCTGCGCCGCCAGTCCACACATAAGTGCTGGAGCGGTCGGTTGTTAAAGCAGTGTAGTTAGAAGAGAAAGTAGTGACTGGCTGGCTTTGGTTCAGTGTCTGACCGATTGCCAACAAGCCGTAACCAGCAAGGGTCGCGGCGTCCGCACCAGAGGAACCAATGCCAAAAGCAATGATGCCCCATGTTCCCGCTGTGGTAGCGTTGGTCGTGATGTAGATGTACTGCGCTTGACCCGCGGCGACCGTGACAATGGTGTTCGCGCCAGTGTAGTCTTTGACCGTTACCGCGACAGCGCCGACGTTGCGAATCAAAGCATCCTGACCAACAGAACCCTGATTGGCTGGAGGCATCCACAACTCGTTTGCTGTGGATAGCGTCGATACTTCCATAACACGAGCGGCGGCGTCATCAGCAGTCGTGCCGTTGATAGGCCAAGTCAACTGCAAGTCCGCAGTCAGAATGATGCGGTTGTACGAGACATCCGTTGGTTGGATGACGTTGCCTGTGAAGGGGCTGTTAAAACTCATGATTAGGTATCCAATACAGTTGCTTGGCGGTCACCAATACGCTGGACATCTTCAGCCTTTAAGGTCTGAATGATGAGGTCATAGTTCTGTTGCCACATTTGCATACGCTCGTCGTTCTTGACATACGGCATAGCCTGCAACAAAGAACCATACAGCAACGCTTGCGGGGCGTAGGTGGTAAACCAATTGCTTTGGTTAGAAGAATCAAGCGGTTGAAGTCGCTCGTAGTACAAAACCTCAAACTCATACGCCAAATCAGGCGATGGGGCAACCAGCCAGTGGGTGTAATCATAGTCACCGTAATACTCTGGCGCACCAGTCACTGTGGCGTCTGGGTTGTACTCGCGCAGGTATTCGTACTTACGAAGCAGTACAGGTTGTTTTTGCCCATTTACAGTGACGTTCATTGAAACTGTCTTGTGCCAACGAGCAGGCTTATCAATGATAGGCTGACCTATCACCATGTTGGAGGTTTGAACGGTCAGGTTACCAAGGAACTTAATTTGGCTGGCAATGATTTGCTCTGCCAGCATAATGAACAGCGGAATCTTGGCAAGAGTATCCGCATCAGTACGGTTGAGGTAAGACTGAATGTTTTCGACCAAAGAGTCGTAAGTCATTACCGATGCGGTTGCCATATTTACCCCACGTTTCGTTCAAAATGTGGACAATCCACCAATGATTTAAAGTTACCGCCCCAACGGTTTTTGGGGTGCAAAGTCTCCCAGTAAGCACCTAATGGCGCAAGGATGACCTTGTCCCATATTATCTGTCCATCCTTGAAGAAATTCAAGTCAATGGCACAGCGCTTGAGGTGGATAGAATTCATGGTTTTGGAGCGACCCGCCTTGACGTGCAGAGCCTGCTGTTCAGGGGTTCGGGCAAGTTCGCCTCCAGTAACCATAAAACCTTGCTCTGTGGCGTATTTGATAAGGGCGCAGGCATCCAGCAGGAACGCGGCTTGTTCTTGACTCAGGCTCATTCTTTGTCCTTTCTGCGCATCTCCATGACCTTCTCAACGGTGCGACCACCAAAGTAGGCGGTCATAACCAACATACCCCATTGACCAAGCAGGTTGACGTAGGACTCACTTATCTTGTATCCATAACCGTCAAGCAGGGCAAATATCAAATAGGCAGTCAGGAGGTACACCAGTGTGCCGGGGCGCACATTCTTCGACAGCCACGAGTCAGAGGACATATCAGCCTGCCAACGCTTGGAGACATTGTCTTCTTGGTTTGCCTGCGCCTTAAGCAACGCCGTCAACTCCTCTTGCTCAATACGAGCCTTCTCAATGCCCAACTCAAGCAAACGCTCTTCGTGGTCGTATTGAAGTTGGCGCAACTTGGCAACTTCAGCGTCAGACGGGTTGTCGGAAATCTTGACGCCAAGGGCGTCTTCAACGACTTGCTTGCCCTTTGCTTGGATTGCAGAAGACAAAAGGCCCAGACCATTCTGAGCCAATGTACCAAGGAGGGATGCGACTATTGGAATCATTTTTTACCCATCTTTTCGCGTTCTTCAAGCAATCTGACTTTGACTTGCAACTCGTTAATGTGCAACATCAAGCCTTCTTTCATAGTGGCTCGGCGCTCCGCAGAAATAGGGCTGTCTGTAGGGACGCCCTCTTTGGTTATCAATGCAGGCATTGCGCCCTCAATTCGTGTCAACCGTGTGGAGAAGTCGTTCACCTGACCTAAGAGCCAAGCAAGGGACGCCACGATGATGGGTATGACCGCCTTGAGAACATCTGCCCAATTCATAAGCCAAGCACCTTCTTAATGAGTTCACCAGCGACGCCGGGGCCAAACAACACGCAGACAATCACGCCATACAAAAGGTACTCAATCTTGGTCATGCGCTTTGAGCCATCGTCAAAGCGACCCTGAATGCCCTCATAACGCTGGGCGCAGATTGCTTCGTGGACGCTTAGACGCTTGTCAGTCTCCGAGGCAAGTTCGTGAACATCCGCCATCTCATTCGTCTTTCTGCTCTGCCTCTGGAGGCTTTGCGGCTTCTTGAACAGCCTGAATCAGATGAAAAACTTCTTGATAAGGACGAGCGCCAAGGTAACCAAGGACTTGATTTACGATTTCAACTGGTAATTCAATTTTCATTTTTGTTCCTTAGAAAGTGATGGAGCCTGATGAAGTCCATTGGTAAATGCGATAACCACCAGTCACGGTAATTGTGGGAGAACCTGTTGTTGCAGATGCCGCAGGTGCTGAATCAACATAGCGAATAATTACGATGCCAGAACCACCCGCACCGCCAGCATAACCGGGGCCACTTGGGTAAGAGCCACCACCACCACCGCCACCAGTATTAGCGGTTCCAGCAGTTCCAGTATTAGTTCCAGAACCTCCAGCGCCACCACCTCCAGCGCCACCAGCACCCGCTTGTGTATCTGGGGTTGAGCCTGCGTCGTTAAATCCGCCACCACCTCCACCAGCGCGAGTAACCGCACTGCCTGTAATAGAAGATGATGAGCCAGCACCTCCAGCGCCAGCCTGTCCAACTGTGCCGTTATCACCCGCCGCGCCAGCGCCACCTCCGCCTCCATGAACTCCGTTTGGAATACCATTGCCACCATTGTTACCTTGTGATGGTGAGGTTGATGGAGTATTTCCTGCGCCACCATTTACTTGATATCCGCCACCGCCACCTGAGCCACCTGCGCTTCCAGTTAAAGATGTCCCACCACCACCACCACCACCGCTAGAGGTAATGGTTGAAAAAACAGAATCTCCGCCGTTTGAGCCATTGATTTCAGGTACTCCACCAACGCCACCAGCACCTACAGTTACGGTAATTGCAGAGCCTGTTGCAACAGCAAGTCCAGTTGATGTTCTGTAACCGCCTGCGCCACCACCACCAGATGAACCGCCACCGCCGCCGCCGCCGCCAGCGATGACAAGATATTCAATAGTCGTAGGAAAAGGCGGGACAGGCCAAACACCCTGCTTCTGATACCCAGCCTGTTGTGAAAGCGTCCACATCCCCTGCGCCGACGATGTCGATACAGTTGGTTCGTTTTTACTTATAAACCCACCGGGGTACTGTTCAGACATCTGTCACCTCAATCCAAGCAACAGTTGGTTCATCCCAACGATAAAACTTGCCATCTTCAACAGGCATGGGTGTTGGAGCATTCCACAAACAAGTGTCTTCATTCAATGTCCAAGAGGCAAATGGCTTGGGGGGAATAAATGCATCACGCTGGGCGTCGTAGGTATAACCAATACCTGCGTAGTTTTTACGCAAAGGGCGACCTTCTGGGTGCTGACCACCTCGTGTGTTGTACGAAGTCTGAACCCAGCCCGTACCAAACATACCAGAGTCAATTACATCTTGTTCAGCAACGATAACTTGTGTGACGATGCCGTTTTCTACTTGTGCAAAGTGTGCCATTTTTGTTCCTCAGAATGTGATTGAACCAGATGAAGTCCAAGTATATGTACGGTAGCCACCTGCTACGGAAATAGTAGGTGAGCCTGTTGTGGAAGTTGCGGCTGGATAAGAATCCGCATAACGAATAACTACAATACCAGAGCCGCCACTTTGTCCGTAAGAATAAGTTCCAGAATTACCATTACCACCAGCCCCACCGCCAGTGTTTGTTCCGCCATTTTGTCCTTGCACCGAACTATTTCCAGTGCCGCCATTACCGCCACCGCCAGCGCCACCAGTGCCCGGGGTTGCGCCTTGGGAACTACCTCCAGCGCCGCCACCACCAGCATAAGTGTTTCCGTCAAACGCTGTAGTGCCAGCACCGCCATTACCAGAAGGTGTGCCAGTTGAATTTCCCCCTACTGCGCTTGCGCCTCCACCCCCACCACTTCCATATGGAGAACCTGTATTTCCTGTGCCGCCATCATTACCCTGCCCAGCAGTTCCAGCACCGCCAGTATTAGTACCAGCACCAGCACCACCGCCACCAGAGCCGCCAGCGCGGCCATTGCGATTTGCAGAACCAGCGCCACCTCCGCCGCCACCAGTTGATGTAATGGTTGAAAACACTGAATTGCCACCATCACCACCCGCAGTGTTGTAATCTGCGCCAGCAATACCGCCAGCACCAACCGTGACAGTAAGAGTCCCCAATGGGGCAGAAAAACCAGTTGCGGTTCTAAATCCGCCACCGCCACCCCCAGCGCCTCGGTCACCGCCAGAACCACCGCCACCAGCAACAACCAAATATTGAATAGGCGCGGCAAAAGTAGGGAAAGGCCAAGTGCCACCGCCTATGGCCTGCAACTGCTGTCTTGATGTCCAAATACCAGAATAATTAGGCATTGGTTACCTCCACCCAAGATGTTGTAAGTTCATCCCAAGTGTAGCGTTTGCCATCTGTAGGGAATGGTGTAGGCGCTTCCCAAGTACAAGATGTTTCGTTTAAACCCCAAGATGGAAATGGCTGGGGCGGTATAAAAGCATCGCGCCCAACATCGTATGCGTAACCAATACCAGCGTAGTTTTTACGAAGCGGAGTTCCACCATTTTTGTGAATGCCACCAGAAGTGTTGTAACTTGTGCGCTTGCAAGTCTGACCGCGAAATTCACCGTAGTGTTGCTCCCAATCAATACCGCTTTCGCCTTCGTCTTTTCCTACAATAACTTCTGTGACGATGTTGTTTGAATCTAAGAATGCGTAATGTGCCATGTTTATTCCTTAGACAGTAACTGTTCCTGTGCCAGCGGTAAATGTATAGATGGTGTTACCGCCAGAAGTTGTCTTGGTATAGGTTAAGCCACCACCAATAGATGCAAAATCAGCACTTGTTGATGGGTAAGCAATAATTACAATTCCAGAACCACCTGCTCCACCCAAAGATGGAGTACCTGTTACTCCGCCACCACCGCCACCAGTATTGACAGTACCAGCATTACCGGGGCTAAAAGAGGTGTTTGCACTGCCTGTCGCACCGCCTCCAGAACCTCCAGTTGGGGTAGTGCCGCCGTTTCCTCCAGAGCCACCGCCTCCAGCGTAAGTTACAGAAGAACCGCTAATAGATGATGCGGCGCCATTACCGCCGTTTCCTACAGAAGAACCGCCAGTCGCACCTACTGCGCCTGCACCGCCGCCACCACCGCCATAGTATGGAGAACCGCCACCATCGCCACCGTCATTACCTTGGGATGGGCTTGTACTTGGTGTGTTACCAAAGCCTTTAGTTGAGCCGCCACCACCGCTTCCTGAACCACCACCACCAGAGCCGCCGTTGCCACCAGTAGGGCCGCCACTACCAGCGCCATAACCACCGCCAGCAGAAGTTATGGTGCTAAATACAGAACTATTGCCTTGGCTACCTTGCGTAGTATTGCTTGGGCTTCCTGCACCACCAGCGCCAACTGTTACTGTAAACGATGAGCCAATGGAAAAAGCAGAACCCGACCTAAATCCACCGCCACCACCACCGCCACTGTTGTAACCAGAACCACCGCCTGTACCACCACCGCCAGCAACTACAAGGTAATCAACTGAGGTCGGCGCTACTGGAACCGCAGGAGTGACGCTATTACTAGCCGCGCTTGCTGGGCCAGTTCCAAACGCATTTGTTGCAACAACGGTAAATGTGTACGCAGTCCCATTAGAAAGACCGCTGACTGTAATGGGAGAAGATGCGCCAGTGCCAGTAAACCCGCTAGGGCTTGATATGACCGTGTAACCCGTAATTGCTCCACCACCAATATCGGAAGGCGCTGTAAAAGTTACAGACGCACTTGTGTTACCAGCCGTGGCTGTACCAATCGTAGGCGCGTTAGGAACCTTCAATGGAAAGTATGAGGCTGTTAAAAACCCCGCTTGATAGCGCATCGACATAAGTCGCTCCTATCAGGATGTGATTGCTTCGTAAGACGATGTCAGTTCAATTGCGCTACCAGTGCCTACAGTCACCACAATGGATTGAGCCTCGCCAACATAAATGCTGGTGGTCTTATCAATGATGATGAGCGATGCGTTTGCTGGCACACTGATTTGGTAGGCAATGTCATAAGCCGTACCGCCACCACCAGTTGCGCTGTTGATTGACACCGTCACCGCAACGGCAGAGCCAGTCACATTGGCGGCAACAATATTGTTGACCTTATTGACTGTTCCAACAGCAGGAGTCAGCGCAGTCCATGTGGTTGCGGCTGTCGTGCTAGGAATTAAATATGTCGTGTTACCGTAGATTGAGGTTACATTGACTATGTTTGGGTTTGCCATTTATTGCTCCTTAGAATCCAAAAATCATCGCCATAGCGATGGACTTACCAGTGCCGATGCCACCAAGCGCAGAAAGCGCCGCAGAGGCAGAAGTTTGACCTGTACCGCCATTGGCAATCGCCAATGTTCCAGCCAAGGTGACCGCACCAGAAGTTGCCGTTGAAGGCGTCAATCCAGTAGTTCCTGCGCTGAAAGTTGTAACACCACCTGATGACGCCGCCCATGATGCCGTCGTGCCATTGGACGTCAAAACATAGCCGTTTGCGCCAATTGCAAGACGGGTTGCACTGTTTGTGCCGTTACCCAGAATCAAGTCGCCCGTTGTGGTAATGGGGGACAAGGCATTGAACGCCGCGCCTGCTGTTGTCTGACCAGTACCACCGTTTGCAATTGCAAGCGTTCCAGCAACCGTTACAGCACCTGAAGTAGCTGTTGAAGGGGTAAGACCAGTCGAGCCAAAAGAAATTGTTGTAACAGGTGCTGTGACAGCATTTGATGCCAACAACTTTACAACGCCTGCACTGTTTTTAAAGTACAACTTCTCGTCTACAGTATTGAGTGCTAACTCGCCAGCAACAAGATTGCCAGCAGACGGGACTGCCGCCGCAGTTGTGCTGTAGTACAGCGAAATAGGGGTGAAATTTACTGCCGCCATTAGAAGGTTCCTCCTGAGATACCGCCAGTTGTGCCTGTTCCAACAGTTAGCACGCTTGTGGATTGATTATAAGTAAGGTTTGCAGATTGAGCCAGTACGCTAGTGCTTGAGGCGTATAGAACCCCTTCTGCCGTGTATGACGACAAGTTGGTTCCTCCGTTAGCAACAGGCAAAACGCCAGTAACACCAGTAGTCAGCGGGAGACTGGCTCCTTGCGACAGGTTATAGGTGTCGCCAACTTGAATTTCTTCAATTGCAACACCATCAATTACGAGTGGGTATCGTGCCGTCATTTTCTATTCCTCAAAATAAAGCAACATTGACTATGGTTACGCCGTC